CTGGTAGTAGGGAGGCAATCTCTGATGCTGCTGGTGTCTATGGCGGAGCTGCCCAGGTCAAAGCTGCTGAAGGCGGTGATGATTACGGTGAGAAAGCTATGAATATGGATACAACAACCATTAACCAAGCTGCGTACGGTACCAGTGCGCCTAACGTCGCCGGATAGGCCTCTAGGAGGGGCTACAAGGCCCCTCTAACCCCACTCACGCTAGATTATGCCTAACACTAAAACAAGCCGCCTTGAAGAGGCGTTAAAGGGGGACTTCAAGATTTTCTTACGTGCCGTATGGCATGAGCTAGGACTCCCTGCACCAACCCGTGCCCAGAACTGCATAGCAGACTATCTGCAGAATGGGCCTAAGCGATTACAGATTCAAGCATTTAGAGGTATTGGAAAGTCTTATGTTACCGCCGCCTATGTACTATGGGAGCTCTTCAGAGATCCCGACAAGAAGATTATTTGTCTGTCCGCATCTAAAGATCGTGCAGACTCCAACTCGATCTTCCTCCAGAAGCTCATTATGCAGATCGACTGGCTCGCGCATATGCGGCCTAAAGGCGATCAGTTCCGCTGGTCTCGTGTCAACTTTGACATTGGCGGCTGTGTTCCTACTCAGTCACCTTCAGTCAAGTCAGTCGGTATCACTGGTAACTTCACGGGTAGTCGAGCGGACATCATCCTCTACGACGACGTCGAAGTCCCCAACAACTCTGCTACAGACATGCAGAGAGAGAAGCTGCTCCAGCTTGTAACTGAAGCTGAATCAGTCCTCATTCCTAAGAAGACTTCCAGGATTATCTATCTTGGTACTCCTCAGACAACCTTCACCGTCTATCGTAAGCTATCTGAGAGGGGCTACAAGCCCTTTGTATGGCCTGCTAGGTACCCTAGTGACCAAAGCCTCTATGAAGGCACCTTAGCGCCCCAGCTAGAGGCCGATCTGGAAAAGGGGGCTAAAGCGGGATCTCCAACAGATACTCGATTCGGAGAAGAGGAGCTAACAGAGCGTGAAGCCCACATGGGGCGCTCTAACTTCGAACTCCAGTTCCAATTAAACACAACCCTGTCTGATGCTGAGAAGTTCCCCCTTAGATTCTCTGACTTCATTTGTACACCTCTGTCTGACACCTGTGCTGAGCGTTACGCTTGGAGCAGTGACCTTCGTTACGTACACAAGGAGTTGCCTGCTGTCGGTCTACCTGGAGATCGTTGGTTTGCACCGATGTTTATTGATGAGGGGATGGACGACTATGCCGAGACGATCGTCTCCGTTGACCCTAGCGGTCGTGGTACTGACGAGACAGTGTATACGGTTCTGTCTCAAGCTAATGGATATGTGTTCTTCCGCCATATGGGCGCTTCACGTGACGGCTATTCGGATACAACGTTATCTGAAATCGTAAGAACCGCTAAAAAGTATCATGCTACTACGATCCTTGTCGAGTCCAACTTTGGTGACGGAATGGTATGCGAACTCCTTAAGAGACACCTCATACAGCAGCAATGTAATGCCCATCTGGAAGAGGTACGTGCTTCAGTACGAAAGGAGGAGCGAATCATTGAGACTCTGGAACCTATTCTAAATCAACACAAGCTAATCGTAGATCCCAAGGTTATTGAGTGGGACTACAGATCCAATCCAGACGTTGCTCCAGAGAAGAGACTGGAATACATGCTCATGTACCAGCTCTCCCGCATGTGTAGGGAGAAGGGAGCAGTCAAACATGATGACCGGGTTGACTCGCTTGCTCAAGGGGTCCAATGGTTTACAGATGCTCTTGCTCAATCCGCTCATAAGCGTCAAGCAGAAAGACGAAATGAAGAGTGGACAGCAATGATGGAGATGTTCGAAGAAGCTCCCTCTGAAGCAATTGATGGTCTCTGTTTAGGGGTCAGTTTTACCCAGTTTAAGCGTAAGTCTCAGAACCTACGCAAACCCTTGCGCTGGAACTAATTAACAACGACTGCGGCCATTAGCAAGGAGAGGACCAAGGGAAGTGGTGCTCCCCCTCTCCAAGGTGGATGGCGACACGGGGAAGAAGACCACCTAATCGGTAGTCTCTTCCCCCTTTAAGCCGCCTAAGGGGGGGACTATAGGGGGGGATTAAAGACCGTATAAGCCGGTGATGGGGGGAATAAGAGGGGGATTAGACAGGAATATGGAATAGACGGGGATAAAGGGGGGAGTATATCCATCACATCTTTATAGCTGACGTATGACTGATGATAGATGACGTATCCGATTAGATGGAATTCTAACGTTAAAGCGGACACGTCCTACTACTGAGAGTATTTTGTCAGAAAAATGTGAACCCGTATACGATAAGGTAGGGGCCAAAATCCCCCCTTAGCCCCCCCTTGAAACCCATTGCAACGGGGTAGGGGGCCTGTGATGGTGAAAGCGGGCGCTAGCTCGCACCCTATGCGCTATATGTGGGGTCAAAGGGGGCATCAAGGGGCCTAAAGGGGCTAGATGCGGGGTCAAAGGGGGTTGACTTATGCCCCTAAGTGCGCGCATCTGTTCGCTTTGATCCCCTTTGAACCCTCATCAACCCGCTACATCGCTCTACAAGGCCACTAGCGGGCGTTAGCACGCCCTACAAGGGGCTACAAGGGGCTTCAAGCATTGATTGGGTGCAATGACACCAACGACCAGCTAGGGCGTGCTAGCGCCCGCTAGAGGGGCTTACAGGGGCTTACAGCGTGGACCATGGATATAGAGCGTGCTCGATGCATTAGGTCATTCACCATCACCCTGCCCGCTTGAGCCCCCTTGAAGCCTCATATATCTATTGTTACAGGCCTCGTTACAATGAATTTATCCAGTGATACCAATGGATTTGGGGTGGATATGGCACAACAGGTAGAAATACTCATGCCATCTCGGCTGGCTGGGGTCCATAATGTGGGTACGAGGCGAGGGGAAGGCGGCAACGCACCTCAAGCCTCACACCAAGAAGGAGCCGGCGAGAAGCCAGGCCAACCGACTTGACAAACGCCACGATCCGGGGCATAATCGGACCAAGGCCACCGGGAAGGCCTTCCAAAGTTCCCACCAGCACCTAGACAACCGAATCACGGATCTCCCAGGCAATAAGGCCAGGGCTTCCCCGAGAACTCTCCCACGCACTCCGGCTCACCAAGGCAGGCACGGGCAAAGGGATCGAGCGGGGCACGACAGGCAATAAGCCCTGGGAGACACCGAGTTCCGCAGAGCACCAAGACAAGGCGAGAAGCCGAGAGATCGAATCACTCCTTGGTGCATTGCCAGCCAATGAGGCTGGCTCACCTAGTACAATGCTTCTTCAAGCTGCTGCTGGCTCACGTAAGCTGGCTAACCACACCGACCCACGGACACAAGGCGGTGACAGGGCTGAGGCTTTCCGCTTTGACCCTGCTGCAGATCCACGGTTCGTGGCATTCATGGCTAAAGTTCACCATCATCACGAGGCTTGATCTCATGCAATCGATGACATCCGTTAAGTGCTCTGGCAAGACTGCTCGCAAGGGCAGGATCTACCATCAGCTCAAGGGCAAAAAAGTTGACCGGCCTATTGACTGGTCAGCCAAGCCACCAAAGGCTAAGGCTCTTGAAATCGTCACTCTCATTAAGGCCTGAACCATGACCACACGCACATGCCCAACGCTTGGCTATCTCTTCCCAGCTGCTCGTGATGAGGACTGGGATGCACAGATCGATGACATCATCTACGAACTCGCTGAGATGGAGGCTGCTCCTAACTCTGAGGAATGGGCCGATGCCATCGAGGGTTATCGCTGCATGACCGATGCTGAGATAGCTCAGATCTACGTCGATAGATCTCAAGCAGTCTATGAGCCCATCGACTATGATGAGGCCTGGTGATCCGTTAAAGCGGGAGGACAGGTGCAATCCCTGTCCCACCAATTGCCAGCCACTGAGGCTGGCTCCTTTAAGCACCATGAACACCACCACCAAAGCTGCCTTCCGTACCGTTGCTGAGGCTGATGTCTTTGCAGCTGACAAGGCTCCCGCCAAGGTAGTCCGTCCCTACTACCTCGCTGATATGGATCACGCCGCTAGCATGGCCCGTGGCTGGGCAGTGCTTGCAGACTGTGGTCGCCCCGGCGCTGCTGAGCGCTTCAACGAGTGCATTCACACGGCCATGGGCTGGCGCCCTGAGCACACAGCTGATGAGCTCACCTTCTGATCATCCTACTGAGGCCTTCGGGCCTCTCTAGGGTGTTCTCGCACCCTACCAATTCACCATCATCATTCAACCAATGGACTTCGAACAACGTCTTGAGCGCTACGTGCGCATCTTTGTCAAGGTTTGTGTAGCCGTATATGTTGCGGGCTACACGCTTGGATCATTTGTCCACAAGGCCAACAATCAGCTGACTGCCCTTGTACGCCTTCCTAGGCGCTCTAAGGTACAGAAGGCCCAACGCCTAGCTAAGCAAGCCTTACAGGCCCTTCTAGACGCCGCTGAGCGCCTTCTAGCTCAGGCTGATCAGTACCTATCAACCCTTGAGGCCTAACTGATGCCCATGCACTACACCGTCATCTATAAGGATGAGCGCAACCAGCGCCGTCACTTCTGTTGCTATGCGACTGGCGTCTATGAGGCGCGGATCGCAGCAATGGAGCTCAACGCTCACATCCACCAGCACCCCAACTCCATTACCCACATCATCACGAACAACAATGACGACTGGCAGTAACCGACACCCACATCCCAACTCAACTCTGGTTGAGCGCATCTTGTTCTACAGTGAGCATGACATGCTCGCTCAGGCTCGAGCCCTAGCTGCCCTTGGAGATTACCTCGAAGAGTGTGCAGCATGGGAGCTCGAGATCGAAGACATCTTCTGATTCACCATCACACGAGGTACACACCATGACCAACAAACTTGCACCACTTGCCCTGCCCCTTGGGGCCGCTCTATTGCTCGCTGGTCAGGCTATGGCTGCGCCTGTAGCTGCCCTTAAGCAGTTAGGCAGGGAGGCAGCCCGCATCTACTGCAGCGACACCGTACAAGCTGAGCTAGTGGGCG